CGCGTTTTATCAAATAGTAATAGCTGGCGGTATCCGCAAAAGTCTCATTGAGCAGGATATCCATGTCGACATACACCTGGGCGTTTTCCATCGCGGTAGGAGCTGTCGCATCGTAAATTATGGACCCTTGCCTCGTGTCGATAGTCTCGTCTACTGTATCAAGCATTTCATCCATAATAACTTCATAGGTCCGTTGTTCAAACATCCACTTCCACCTCCTCCAGATTAATTTCTTCACCGTCCGTACATGTCACGGTAAGAGATAGCGTCAATCTTCCGCGTTCCAGTTTCTCGTTCGTAAATTCCACCGATTCGAAACGGTCATCGGATAAAATTCCTGTTTCTATCGCATCTTTGATATCAGACTGCACAAGAGGCGGCTGCTCGCCAATTAAATCAACCAGAGCACAGCCATAGTCATAATCATAGATCAGATACTCCTCCGCCTCGGTCATGATAATCTTCATGATAGCTTGCTCTCTCGCTCTGGTTTCGTCAATCATGCCGTTGATGCTGTTGCTTGCAAAATCAAGGCGGTAGGTCTTATCCGGCAGGACTTCTGTTTCAAAGTCATTCTCTAGTTCGTCATCCAGTTCAAATGCGTCCAGGTTCGGTAACATCAGATCACCACCTTGTCTATTACAAGATACCTCTGTGCGCCCATACCCTGGATCAGCACCACTTTATCGCCTGTCTTATGGGTCTTCTTGTCAAAGGTCTCCGTCACATCAAAAAAGTCACCCTCAAGAGTGACTTTCTGGGATATCTTTATTTTTAAAGGCGACACGGACGTGATCGTGCCTATTAAAAAGTCGCAGGGTTTACTTGCCCTCACAGCGTCCATCGCTGCCTTTTTTATTGCCTGTGTTAAATTAGTACCCACTGTCAAAATCACCTCCGCACAGTTCTAAATCCATCGTATGCTCGCAGTTATTAAATTCATGGGTCACTTTGTCCACCAATAGATACCGCGAAATCTTCACATCGTAAATGTCCATCAGCACCGGCAGCAGGCACCCGGCCTTCACGCTGATGCTGCCAAAGGCTCCGCTGATCTTGAGGGTCCTTGACACCTTGTTGTAAAGCTGCAAGAGGACCTTGCCTTTCAGCTTGGCGACTTTCGGGCTGTCAATCTTCTCAAAATACTGCAGCACGCCCCACTTGTTGATATTCTTTGACGACTTGCTGACATAAAGCTCCAGGGTACCGGTCTTTTTATTCTCATAAGCCAGTTTGATCTGATTGTAGACATTGTTGTCGATGTCACGAGCATAATCGTAGGACTGTGCCGTCTTCTCGTCAATCAGGATATTGACTTTCCACGGCTCCCTGAGTCTCAATTTGCCAAAGTCATCATACAGGGTGTAAATCTTTCCTGTGCTCATGAGCGTCTCGTCCAGGCTGTTCTGTATGATGTCAAAGAGTGTCTGGTTGTCGTCGATGCGGGTCATGGCATACTTGGTGTTGGCAAGCGTCCCTGTCTGCAAACCAAAATCCTTTGCAATCATCCTCACAAGCTGGGTGCTTGTCTTTTTCTTGTACATATAGGTATTCTTATTTTTTAAGTATCGCAGCTGGTCATAGGCGGTCACGTCGATGGTGCCGTCCACCTGGGGTTTTAATGTAAAAATGTAGCCAAACCAGAAGTCTTTGCCGTTGACCCTTAGAGATACCGGGTCGCCGTTGTAGATTTTCTTGGACTTATCAAAGATCGTCGAGAAGGTCAGCTTTCCCGGCGCATTTTTTCTTTCGTAAGTTACCTTCATGCCGTCCTTTACAGGGAGTTGGTAGGTCTTGCCGCTATGAGTAACAAGCAGTTCTATTTTTACCTTGTTCGGTATTACAGAACTGATTTCATAGTTTTCCACCTTCGGCGTAACCTTCTGCCTCTCAATCGTCTTGAGCACCTTCTTGAGATGTTCTAATTCTTTCTCAGCACTGGCATCTTTCTTCTCCTCGCTTTTGGAGGTGGAGCCTGTATATTGGTTTACCAAACCATATCCTGTAATATACGAACTGGACTTGGCATACTGCCGCCTGGCCACGCTGTTGGTCGTGTTTCCCTCGATGGTATAGACCGTGGAGCCTTTTGTCGATTCCACGATCCCTACATGGCTCCCGCCGCCAAAGAAAATGATGTCATTTCTTTTCGGTGTATAGCTGCCATTTGCTTTGTACCTGCCCTTGTTCTTGTACCAGCTGATGCCGGAAGGGACATAGGCAAATTTCGGCACGATGGAGGAGCTAACGCCTGCCTGGTGGGCACACCACGAAACAAACATGGCACACCAGGGTCCCTGGATGCCGTACCACCTGCCGTATTTGGTGTTGCTCTCAGATGCCTTGTAGCCTATCTCTTTTTTCGCGATGTCGATTAAATCCGCCATAGCATCACCCCTTCGGTATGGTTAATTTGGTGCCAGGGAATATCCAGTGACCTGTGGCGCTGGATGCAAATCCGTGTTTCTTGGCCGTTTTTTCAATGATTGATTTATTGGCATTGTAGATCGTCTTCCACTTGCTGCCGCTGCCCAGGTGTCTCTTGGCAATTGCCCAGAGGGTGTCGCCGCTCTTTACCGTGTAGCTTGTGGCTTTCGGCTTCTTCTTTACAGGTTTTTTCTTCTTGTCTGACTTCTTCTTTCCCTTATCATCCTTCTTGACCTTTATCCGTGTTACCCCATACTCCACATATTCTTTCAGAGTGATGGATACCTTCACATCAAGGCCGTCGTTTGCATCCTCGTTGATCGTGTATTCCTCCAATGTCACGTCAAGGGACGTATCCCACAGGTCGTCACCTTTTGGATTGGTGCGGATAATTTTCAATTTAAACGGCTTTGTTTTGCTCTTGAAATACTTAATTTTAGTGAGGTAATAATAAGCGTCCTGAAAGCCGTCGGGGTATGTGGCAAACGGATAGTTCTGGTTTGGCAGTAACAAATCAAAGGATATCTCTGCCAGTTTGTTCTTTTTGATCTGGTTGACCTCTGACTCATTGATCAGATTGATGGTCTTGTTGTTCCCCTTCACTTTGATGGATATTTTCTCCGGCGCGATGGGAAACTGCGTCTTTCCGAAATATATGTAGTACATTAATGCTCTCCTTCCGCGCCAGATGCCAGCTCTTCTTCTATCTTGGTCTTCAGTTTGGTCACGATGCCGTCAATGTCATCGTCGGAGTTGATGGCGTTGTTGTTGACCATGTCAATTTTGATGGTATTGGCGGTATATCTGTGGATCGCCTTTTCTTCGGCAAAGTCACGGATATATTTCAATTTTTCGTTGGTGATGTCAAGGCTGTCCGCAATCTTGGCCGTGTTGCCTGCGGTCTTGCCTGTGTCACCTGCTATTTTATCCAGTCCGGCTATATTGGCAATCTTAGAGGTAGTGTCGTTTCCGTCACCGCCAAAGAGGTTGGAGCCTTTTTCATACCCCCATTTATATGCACCGCTGTAGGACTTGCGGTTGATGTAGTAATCACTTGCGTTGATCTTGTCGACTTCTTCCTTATATTTACCGTTGCCCTTGGTGTCCGCCCATTTATCAACCTTGTCAATCCAGCCGTTTACACTGTCTACCAAATTGCTGCCAAAAATTGTATCAATGACCTGCGCCAGCGAACTCAAAAGCCCGAGGATTGTAGTGCACAGATCTGCAAACAAATGTGCGATTGCACCTACTGGATCGTTGAATACGTTTGCAAAAAAATTCGCAAACATTGCAATAAAGTTCCACAAGGTCACAAAAGCAGTAATAATAAAGTTTACCACAGAAGCAAACAAATTCCATATGAATGCGCCCGCCGTGGCAAGCGTACCTACGATGATGCCTGTAGCACTGAGGCTGGTGCCTTTCACCTTGTTTATTGCCGCCACGACCACGTACAGGATGGCGACAATGGCGATGATCGCCATGATGATCCACGTGAGAGGGCATAATGCCAATGCAGCATTTAATCCCTCCTGAGCCAAGGTCATAGCAATTATAGCTGCAGTTTGAGCCCAGCTTACCGTAGCATGCCATACTTTAGCAGCGATATCTTTTAAAGTAGTCAACCACGCTATACCCATCGTGGAATTATAAACAATCAAAGCCGCAACCACGCCTAATATAATAGGCTCGAGTATGCTCCAATTTTGCGCAATCAAACCTACTAAATTCAGCAGTGGTCTGGTAATGTCGATCACCTTGTTACAAAACATGGTCCATACCTGTCCCCATGTGTACGGCATGGTCTCGAATTGTGCGTTGATTTCATCTGTAGCGCCCAGCATTGCTTTCTTGACAATATCGGCGGTAATTTCGCCGTCCGAAGCCATCGTCCGTATCTGCCCTATTGGGACATCGAGGTAATCTGCGATTGTCTGTATGACGTTCGGAGCCGACTCGAAGACGGCGTTTAGCTCTTCACCCCGCAAGACCCCGGAACCTAGTGCCTGTGTCAGCTGCAGGGAGGCTGATGCCATTTCCTGCTGGCTTGCGCCTGCAATGACAAACTGCTTACTCAGGTTCTCCGCGAACTGGATCGTTTCATTGTTTGACGCGAATGCATCGCCCGCTCTCTGACCCAGCTTCGCCACGATGTCTGCCTGGGTCAAAAATGATGCCCTTGCCCGATTTGCGGAAGCCATGATCGCGTCCTCAAGGTCTGCTGTGCTCTGCATTTTATCATTCATGAGGTTGAGCCTTGCCGTCGTCTGTGACAATTGGTCAGACAGTCCCCCAAGGGATGTCAGCCCCCTAATTCCTGCATAAGCTGAGACAAAGCCCATTGCTTTTCCGGTCAATGAGTCAAAGGCGTTACCTGTTTCTCTCACCGGTGCTTCAACCTGTCTTGCGTTCTGCGCCATCTCTTCCAGCTGCACATTGACCTGGTCACAGGCACGTTGTGCGCTCATGAGAGCGGACGAGTCAAGCCCGGACGACAACTGGCTGTCAGCCGTACGCAGTGACCCGACCATGTTCCCGAGTGCGTTGTTAATTCTCTGCAGCCCTGCAGTCATCTGGTCATTTAAATATAGCTGTGTCTGAATGGATGACATGGCGTCACCGTCCTTTCCTGGCTTTTTTCGCCTCTTCTTCTTCTTTTTCTGTC